CAGGCTCTTGAGATTGTTCTTGTTGTTGTGCCTCCTGTTGTTGTGCTTGTTGTTGAGCCATTGCTTCTTGCTGTTGCTTTTGCATCTTCTCTTGAACGGCTGTGCCCAAAATAGAATCAGCAAGTTGCTTTATTTCATCAGGTAATTGTTGTCCTGTTTTTAAAGACTCCATATACATAGTTGTTGCAAACTTAATTAACTCTAATTCTTTATCAGAATCTCCCTTAGTCTTATTAACTGCCATTTTACCTTGAGACTCAAGTTGAGTAAGCTGAGCATCTTGTTGCATTTTTTGTTGAGAAGCCTGAGCCTGAATTTGTGCATTCATTTGGCTATTCTTTTGAGCAGCCTCCTCAGCTTCTTTCTTAGCCCTCTTCATACTCTTAGCTAAATACAACTCAGCTAATTTAACATCCTCAATATTCTTAATCTTAAAGACCTGCTCGTAGGTAATACCACCTGCCTGTAAAGCCTGCATCATTAAGTTGTTTAACTCTGCCTTCTTTTGTTCGTCAGGTAACATCTCAACCTTAACATCAAAGGTCATATCTAAAAGACTTAGGTCATAACCTTCCATTTCTTTATACTTGGTAGCCTTGAATACAACTGAATCCCACAACATCATAGAAACCTTTTCTGTTGTTTCTTCCATCAAGTTTGTAAATGCATCATATATATATTCTGTAGCTGAGTTAGAGCTTTGGATTTGTTGTTGCATTACTCCAAGACCAGTCTTAACAGGAACACTTGAACCATCTCTATATTCAGAGATACCCATCTCTTCTCTTAATCTATCTAGGTTAAAGTTGTACTGACTAATCAAGGTATTTAACTGAGCTACGTTACCATTGTTAGGTAATTGCTGAATAGGGAATGCCTTTGGTTGACCATCATCTCCTGTTGAGTCCCAGAATACTCTACCTGTTTGGTCGTATATCTTCATCAACTGAAGTGGCTCAACTGTATTGCCGGTTCCTAAGTCAACATCTCTAAATCCTGAAATATCTACAGAGAATCCATCTGGCTTCATTAAGGCAATCAATTGTTGCATCTTCATTCTAATAAGAAGCATTGCTCTGATTGGTCCCATAGCCTTCTCAATCATAGAAGGTACTAAGGCTCCTGTAGCATTAGGACAGATAATAGAATAGCTGAACATAGCATCTACTCCATTATTATAAGGTCTAATAGTATTGGAAGTTAGGTTCCACTCTAACATGATTTCGGTATCACATACCCAAACACCATGGTAGATATTCATCACTTTTGATTCAATAACTTCGCCAGCCAACTCTTGCCCCTCTGGAGCAACTGGCCTACCTTGTTTAGGTATTGCAAGAATGTTGCCATATTTATTTTCTGTTTTAACTGTGTATTCTACATCCGTAGTTTTTACCTCAAAGTCGAAGACCAATACCGCGTAATCATCATAGGGCCTAAGCTCTGTGTATTTATATGAATCTTTCCAATAAAGGTTTTCAGCTCTCTTAAGCTCACGAGAAGCCTTTTGCGCCAACTTGAATAGAGTCTCTTCATCTAGATTGTATTTTTTTCTGATTACTGAAATCTTCATTGGCTTAACCTCACCAATGTATCCTAAATCTTTTCCGTTGTCAGTTTCAAATACATTATAGATTAAGTTCTCTGGCTTAACCCTTTTAATCTTGATGTTATGGTTGGCATCAAAGTAAACCTTTGTTGCGGCAAAGTTTACATCAATAACATCTCGTAATAATGTTCTTTTAAGGATACCGTAATCATTCTCATCCAAGATTTTTTTAAGCTTGGTTTCAAATAATATCTCCTCAGGTAATCTATATTCTAAATCAAAGTATAATGCTAAATCATCCTCATCCTCAGGCATAAACTTTTGAGACTCAATCTGATGTCCTATTTGTTCCTCAAGAGCCATAATCTGCTCTTTATTTTTCATCCTAAATGCTGCCTCTTGTTTCTCCATTTCTTTAATAGAAAAACTCATATCATCCGTAGCCTTAACAACAGGCTTTTCTCTTCTTGATAAATATGTTCCAAGTAATATCTCTACAAACTTAGGGGCAATCTTAATGGTGCTCCAGTCTAGGTTTACATATGTTTGATTTCCCTCAACTCTTAATAAATCCATAAACTCTTTCATAGAGTTAGTACCCATAGAGAACTCTCTATTAGCACGCCATACTCTATAACGCTTACCATAATATCCATCTGAGTTTCTATCAGCTGAATTAAATATACCCTGTGCCACCTTCAAGCCATAATCCTTGCTCCTTTTCTTGGAGGGCTTGTCCATGTGCATTTGCAATAGTCTGTCTATACTTGAAAACATATTCTTGTGTTTCCTACAAATGTAAGATTTTTATTTTACTTTGAACCCCAGTTAAATATCAATTGGGTGTACCATTGGTCCTCTATCTTGTTGTCTTTTATCCACTTACTAAGTATCTCAATTCTTCTTCCTTTATCTTTTGGCATTTTCTTATAGCCGGCATCCCAAAATGGTTTCATTAATTTAGCATACCTAATTCTTCTATTCTTAAGTTCCTCCTCACTATACTTGCTTGGTTTTTTCAAAGAGTCGTTTATAGCTTTCATCTGGCTAGAGTCTTGTTTAATCTTAGCCATGTGCATAAACATATTAATTGTATTTTGCTCGTAATACTCAACAGTCTCCCTACCCTTGTCTAATAAATAATAAAAGTCTCTTTTGTCCCTATCAATCAACCCCATACTCATCATCTGCTTAACATCATTGTAGATATAAGAATGCTGAGCGCCTAATGCCTCAAAGTCTTTTTTCATTTTTAATACAGAGGTAAAGTTCCTCTCGTACATATATGATAATATCATCATGCGTTTCATGTTAATCTTCTTACCAAAGGGTTTCATGAGTCTGCTTGAGATATATCCTAAATATATAATCCACCTCCTCTTCTTAAGTTGGAAGTGCATATTCTTAATGTAGTAATCTCTTTTCTTAACCTGTGCTTCTAGTACCTTTACTCTTTCTTTGTATGGTGCAAGTAATGTTCTTTCAAGCTCGTCAGTATTAATATAGGCTGATACATTAATTCCGTTACCTTGACTTTTTATTTTCATTTATAAGTTGTTCTATAAGTGGTACGCCTTTCTTTTCTGCCTCCTTGGCTTCAGTCTCATCCATCTTTAAATAGTTGACTCTTAACCAATTAACTGAATCAACCATATCCTTAAGACTAGAGGTCAGCTTTTGGAATCGTTCAAATGTTTTATCATCCCCATTAAGGTCAAGTGTAATACTGTTTAGGGAGGCTGATAGTTCGTTAATTTTTCTGTTAAGGGCAAAGAATAAGGCATACATACCATCTTGTTTGTATAATGCCAACTCTTCCCTTAGGGCATCTAATTCAGACATATTGTTGCGTGTATTTGTTCTTCGTGGTTTACTATGTGTATAGAGAACTTATCCTGAAGTATTCCTTCATATATGTTATCTATTTCTCTTTCATTTAATGGGACAATATCATCTTTGATGATGTGATAATAACTTGCGTCCTCTGGCTCAAGCTCCTTTGATAATTCACAAATGTCTTCCATGCTAGAACCAAACATTATCATGTTATATTCTTTGTCAAAAAATAATATAACTCCTGATGTAAAGGCTGTCTCGTAGTACAGGTCTTTAACAGGCTTAATGTCTATTAAAAAATTAGAAGCATTCGTAAGGTTAATTATCAATGCTCGGCTCATAGCCAAATTTAGCACTCTTCGTCGAAGACGCCAAGTATATCCTCTTTCCATATTCTGATTGCTCTTTTTTCCTCGTTATTAAAATGATATACCATTTCATAGTCAGAATACTTATAACAAAGTACCCTGTCTCCTGGGTTGACAAAGGCGTCATCAGGCACAGCAATGATGTCAAATACTGTATCTAATGTTTCTTCAAATGGAGAGTGGATTGTTTTGCTGACAGCTTCTTTAAGGATTCTTTTACCTATGTAGTTTCCGTTTAATGGAATCAGCTCACCTGTTTCTTTATTAATCTTAGCATAGACGGTCATGTCAAAATGGATTGCTAGAATAGTCCACTGTTCTGCTAGATTAGTCTTGATAATCTGACCTTCGTTTGTTAGGATGTTATGATGTACAATAAGTAGGTCTCCAACCTCTACGGTTGATACACCATCTCCTACGCTCATAACCTCACATACTACTGGATTTTGTTCACGGCTATTTTCACCGTACTTTCTACCAATGTAAAGTCTAATAGACTTACCATCTGGCATTTTAATTTCATGCGTTTCTTTTTGCTCATTGAACGACTTAACAATGAGTTGTTTTCTTTTGGCTTTCATGTCTTTGTGTTTGCACCGATTATTAGAATCGAACTAATGCCTTTGGTTTTGGAGACCAACATTCTACCCCTAAACTAAATCGGATATGTT